ATCTGCCAATACTTCTGCAGAATCATTAGAAAAACTATCTGCCACCTTGTCAGATATTGGTACTAATGTTGGAGCATTTATTGCACGTGCTTTAGCGCCTTTAGCAGAAGCACTATCTAACCCTATTGCAGCTGTTGGTGCGTTTGGTATTTTAGCTAAGACAGTTTTTGGAACCACTTTTAGAGAGTTAGGTGCTGGATTAGAGAGATTTGAAGGTAGACTTGAGAGTTTATCAGGCACTATTGTTGATAAGCTTGGTGGTAGTTCTCGTAAAGCTGCTAAAGCTAATGAGGTTCTTGGAGCATCTTTAACAGACGTTAATCTTAGGTCTGCAAGAGTATCTGCAACATTTGATCAAGAATTTAAAAGTCTCATTGCAAAAGGTCGAGCTCAACAACTATCATTTACTGAGACTAAAAGATTAAACAGTGCTATAGCTCAAGAAATTGTTTTACTTAAACAAGAATCAGCTTCAATTGCTGCTAGTTCACTATCAACAACCGTTAAAGAAAAAAGAACAGGTATTCTGAATAGAAGGCTGACTGAATTAAATAAAATTTTAGCGTCTACTAAAGTTAGGCTTAATGCAACAAGCAAGTCAGCACAATTTGCAGCTAGAACTTTTGCTGTTGTGTCAGGGGCTGCTGTTAAATTTGGTAAAGGTTTATTGAGTATTTTTAATTCATTAACTTTAATTATCACAGTCGCCTCTGTATTTACTACTTTTGGTTCTATATTTTTAGAGGCTTTTGGTTGGTTAGAGCCTACTATCGCTTTTGTCGAAGATTTAACTCGTAAGTTTAGAGTTTTTCTAGGCATACAAAGAGAAGCTATTGCACAAGCAAAAGTAGCGAAAGAATTAGGTAAATCTGCAGACCTATCTGATATTGTCGTTACACCAGGGATTTTTGGGACGAGCATTCTGGGTCAAAGTATTGATCTTCAAAAAGGAATTCAAAAGGCCATTCAAGAGGGAGCTACTGGATCAGCAGAAGAGTTTGCTGACTCACTAATCGAAGGTCTTGCTCCATCAATACAAAATAATTTAACTCCTCAAATTAGAGCACAGATTGAATCATTATTTACAGATTTGTTTGCAGGCATAGAAGGCATAGGCCCGGCATCTTTACAAGGTATTTCAGAGTTTGCTGAGGCAACAGGGCGAACACTAAAAACAGTAACTCAACAATTAACTGTTGTAGGGGATGCCTTACGATTTGAAGGCATTACAGATCTACCTGGCAACCTTGCATCTGTAACTGCAAAATTTCAGGATACCAAAGACATAAAAGATAAAGAGGCGCTTAAGACTGCAAAAGCACAAAACCAAACTCAACTTGAGATATTACAAAGTCAAGAGGTAGCTGTCAATCTTCAAGAAGCACTAACTTCAGGTGCTGCAAACGCAGAACAAATTGAGAAAAGACGCTCTGCAGTATTAGCTAAAATTGCTAATTTAAGAAGATCAGAAGCTGATGCTGATAAAATAACTGCTGATCGACTTGAAAATACTTTTAGATTGCAAGATCAAGGAGCACAGGCTCAACTAGCTGTTCTAAAAGAGCGTGATAAACTGTTAAAGACTTTTTCAGCTGAGATAAAAGCAGCTGAAAAATTAAATGAAATATTTACTCTCATTGTAGATGGTGAACGTACTAGAGTTGAACTAGGCATCACTGCTAATGATAAAGCTCGTAATAGGGTGAAACTTTTACAAGAAGATTTTGAACTTGGAAAAGCAGCACTTGCTCAAGAGCGAGCTGGAGAAGAACTTGAAGGCTTACGAGCTCAAAGAGCTTCTTTAGCTAGAGACGCACAAAAGGCTCTTGTTGGAATTTTTGTTCAGACTAATGCTGAGGCTCGTAAACTAGCAGAAACTCTTGAAAAAATTAGTAAGTCTTTAACAGCCCAGGCACAAAAAGCTGTACTCGCTTTCTCTTTGGAGCAAGCTAAACGTGCAAGAGAATTAGCAGATCAGCAAGCAACTCGTCAAAAAGCAGAAATTGATAGAATAAGCAAGATTACCCAAGCAACTCAGAAATTAGCTGATGTTCGTAGAAAAGCGGGAGAGGCTTCTCGTAAACTAAGCCAAAGTCTTGTGGGTGATCTTGCAGGTCAAACTTTTCAAACTGATAGAGATAAAAGAGAACTGACATTAAGATTTGCTAGAGAAGATTTAGCTGCTTTACAAGATATTACCGTGGCACAGCTAAAAGATATACAAGAGAGAGCAGACGCTCAAGAGAAAAAACTAAAAGCAGATATTGCAAACCTTGAGAAGCAGGTAAAAGGCGGTGCTGAAAGTTTAATTGCTAAAGAATTTGAACAAAGAAAACGGCTTGAACAGAGTGAAATAAAAATTCGAAAACAAGCAAAACTAGATGAAATTACACTGTTAGAAGAGCGTAAAAAAGGTATTGCAGAAGAGGCCATGGCGTTCAATGACCATATCGGTGGTATTCGTGATGTTTTGGCAGCTGATGTTGTTGCTAGAAAAGAAATTTTGGAGGGTGATCAGTTTGTTAATAACACTATAAAGGCTCTAAAAGCTGCTAATAGAGAAGACGATGCACGGTCCTTAGGTTTCTCACAAGATGTTGCAGCGGCTAGAGCTTTAAGAGTAGATCTTGGAAAAGGAGAGGCTGAAGCGGTTGCTCAAAAAGGATTAACTGATCTGATAGAAAGACTAACAGCAACAGATTTTGAAAATATTAAAAAACAAGTTGATGAAGCTTTTAAGCAAGAGGAAAAACTTGCAGAGTTGAGAAGAGATATTGCACAAAATAATGAAATTCTTGCAGCTGAAGAAAAGTTAAAAGACGCTAGAGCTGCTCTAGAAGCTCTTGGAATAAACACTACAGCTGAGTTAGAGGCAGTTAGTTTAGCTCTCCAAAATGCAAGTCAAGACTTTAATAACTTAGCCACTGTAACAGCAGGAGCTAACGATAATTTAAAAACGGCTCTTAAAGGATCTTTAGACGTTTTGGAGGGTGGTTTAACCCAAGGATTTATGGACTTTAATAATGCACTTATACAAGGAAATTTGACATTTAATAATGTTGCAAAAGGTTTTAGAGATCTAGTGGGTAACATGCTTAGAGCTATTCAACAACAAGTATTTGCTGATACCATTGCTAAACCTCTATCTAGTTTCATAAGTGGTAAAGTTGGTAGTTTCTTTCCTACTGGTAAAGCAGCTGGTGGTGGAATTAATGGTGCTAGTATGA